CCGGCGGCTGCGGCTCTTCAGCCTGTTCAACGTGAAGCTTATCCCCCTGTTCTTTAACGATAGTGCGCTCGGTCAGCATCAGACTGATACTGATATCGACGCTGTCGTTGTCGTTGATATCGGCAAAATAGGTGAATCCCTTTTTACGCCCTTCATCGGTCGTCATAATGTCAGCCTGATGTATGCGTAGCCACGCCTGAATCGGGACGAGTAACAGCTCGATATCATCCGTGAAATCGGTCACCACCACATTCAGCGTGTACCGGTTCTCAAACGACAGCGACGTCGCCAGCGTCGAGGCCAGATTCCCGTTGTCGATAAAGACACGCATCATATCGGGGTTTCGTGCCAGCACCGGCACGGCGTCAGTTAAGGCTTTTCGCAGACTCTTCGGCTTGTACATCGATTTTATCCTGACAGTGTTTTATCGTTCTGACCTGAAGCGCACAGCGCTCGAGGGCGCTTTCGAGCTGGCGTATATCCGCGCTCAGGTCGCCATTGGTAGTCGGGTCACTTCCCGGCATCGGGCAAAGGCTGACCTTCGGACATGCGTTGTAAACAATCACCGGCGTCGGCACAGGCGGCGCGCTGGTGCAACCGGCGCACAGCATCAGGTAAATCAGCGCTATACCAGCGGCGAAGCTGTTCATTTTCATTGAGTAACCTCGTAATGGTCTGTTCCCGACGCTGTGCCCGCGCTCCGGCATCGATGAGCTCACCGCGCAGTAAGACCTGAGCGGTCTCATTTTCCCCACGGATACGGGAGGCCGTTTTAAGCTGGCTTTTCAGCATGGTAATCACCGTTTTTTGGTCACCGGCGACTTTATTCGCCCGTTCAAAGGAACGGGTCAGACTGGTGTTTTCGTGGCGCATCCAGAGCAGCCCGGCCACGGCCAGCACTAACAACACGACTATCGTTTTCATTTCACCCCCTTCAGGCAGTAGGTGCGCTCACGAAAGCGGCGGTTTTCGACCCCGGCATTACGCTCACCATTCACAAACACCCAGCGGGTGAGCTGGTCACAGGCCTGCCACCATTGCCGGTGTTTCAGGTGATACACCAGCGTCGAGCGACAGGCCGCGCCGGTGCCGACGTTAAAAGCGAAGCTGACCAGCGCGTCATAGACGGCGGGTGGCATGTCCACCGGCACACAGACCGCGAGTCGTTTCTCGACGTTCAGCACGTCGGCGACCAGATTCGCGGCGGCTTCCTTCTCGGTGATATCCCGTTTCGGTACCACCCCGGCAGTGTGGCCGATGCCTGACGTCCACACACCCGCGCTGCACTGGTAAGGACGCAACCGGCACCCCTCGAGGTCGGCAATCAGCGCGAGCCCTTCCGGCGAGGTGTGAAGCAAACGAAAATCAGGCACCAGTGCCGCCAGCGCCAGCACGACGGCCACACTGCAACGTTTAACGAATGAGCCCACGAATAACCCCCTTATCAATCCCCATCGAGACGAGATAGCGGTATTTCTTTCGCTGGTACCAGAAGTTAACCAGCGCGGTAAAAATGGCGCAGCTTCCCCCGACATAAAGCGCGAGCCGTTCCGGCGTCTGCGTACCGAAATACGCCAGCACCACTGACAGCCAGTAGGTCAGAAAGGTTGTGATTTTATCCACAGTCAGTCCCATAAATTCACGGTCTCCGATACCGGTGCGGTGTCAACTTCAGGCAGACTGACCGCCGTGCCATGTGGCAGGACGACGCCCAGCTCGGCGAGTCCCGGATTAGCCAGCAATACCGCCTCGACCACACCTTCAGTGCGCCCGTAATGGCGCTGACATAACGTGTCGAGCGTGTCGCCCTGATGCGCGAAGATGTTCATCAGATTTGCCCCACGATGCAGCGCGCTTTGTCCTGGATACGGGCAACCGACCAGCGCATGTCACGCCACATTTCATCGATGGTGTCATCGATGCTGTCGGCCTTTTTGTCACCTTTGGCGCTCGCATCAACGCCCCGGTAACGCTCGTACAGCGTCGCGGTCGTCATCGAGCAAACAGCGTTGAAGTAGTGAAAAACCCGCACACTTTCGCCGTCGAGTTCATCCGTCGGCACATCCTCAAGTCGCGCGTAACCGGCGGCGAGCTGAAGGTCGCGCCAGTCGGTTAACTCGGCGTTGGTCTCCGCCATCGCGGTTTTAATCGCCCGGCGCAGACGCACCGGCGTCACGGTCTGCTCGAGGCGCATTTCTTCGCGCATGCGCTTCGGATCAACATCCGGGAAAAAGGCCGTGTTTTTAATCACCGGCTCGTCAACCGGCACCGGCGGGATGACCATCGGGTCGCGCTGTTGCGCCGGGTTATTCATCACAATCATGGTCATGAGTACCTCAGTAAATAGGTGGGCGGTGGACGCCGGTCGCAGTTACGGTGAATCACCGACATTGACCAGCGTGCCGCCCGGCGCGGGGCGCGTTCTGTTAACCGGTGACTTTCTTCGGGCGTCCCCGCCCTCGTTTCACCGGTGAATCTTGTTTTTTCGCGGGTGCCTTTTTCGCGGCTTTCGGCGCCGTTTTTTTGACGACGACCGGTTTCGGGTTCAGCTCACGAGTGAGGGTCTCAATGTCCTTTCTTACCCCGGCGTTGGTGTCGAGCTGTAAGGCGCGTTGCAGGTGCGCCAGTGCATCAGGAAGCTGACCGGCATCACGCAGGGTCAGACCGGTGACCTTATGCAGTCGGGCGCGCACTTCGTCAGGCATATCGGCGGCATCGGTCAGCCCGATGACCTCGAGCAGTTGCGAAGCGTCGACCGGCTCACCGGCGATACGGGCGCGGAGAGCCGCGAGCGCGACCTCTTCGGCCAGCATATAAGGCGCGGGGCGGGAATGATTTTCCGGCATAGACAGGTCAAAACGCAGGGCATAGCGCGCAATCTCGACAGCGCCGGTGATATCCCCCGCATCCAGACGCCAGAGCATCACCGTCATCAGAATGTCATCCTGTGCGCCGGTGCCGCTTTCCAGTACGCCAGCGACCCACGGCAGGTACAGCGGGAGTAATTCGCGTTTTTTATCCGCTTTGCGTTCTTTAGAACGAATCGCTGATAGCGTCCGGCGGTCTGCGGCCAGCTTGACGAGCATTTGCTCGTAAGGTGAGGCATGACGCAGCGGGGCATTGTCCCGCTGCGATGCCCTGACAGCCGAGACCCGCATCGCGTGACGCTGTGCGGGGGTTGCCATCGGTTACGCCTCCACGCCGTCAGTGGTGCCGGTTTCAGCCGGGGAAGTTTCGCCGTCAGCGACAGGCGCGCTGGCCGGAGCGGTGCCGGTCAGAGACTGCATTGCCTTGACCATCTCAGCAGCAAATACCGCCGCGCTGACCGGTTCGGTGGTGGCGGTTTCTTCCTGCTCGAGAATTTCGATATTCTCAATCAGGCAACCGGCCTCGTAGTCTTCGATAACAAAATCGACTTTTACCTGCTCATAGTTCTCCACCTGATCCAGTTTCGGATTCTCGACGATGTGGCGGCGGTGGCCGTCTTCGTACAGATAGATTGAAATGTTATCCAGCGTGGTGATGAAAACGCTGTTTGCCGGGAAGAACGGCGCGCGCACCGCCTGAAGCTGACCGATGGTTTTCTGGCTGATAATCAGCTCACCGGCGAGCTGTTCGCTGTTCGCCTGGAATTTGTTAATCATCGGGAAGTATTTGTCGGTCAGGATACGGCGACCACAGATAACGACCATTTCCGGGTTTTCACGGTGAATTTCCGCGACCAGCGACTCGAAAGCATCCATGACCATCGCGTCGAGGTTGGCGTAATGACCACCCTTATCTTTTGAGCCGATTTTGATGGTGTCGGAAATCACTTTTCCGTCATCATCGGTAATGCAGGACATTACGCGCTCGGGCGCATCGTTGCGGTATTTCTGCAACCAGCCGACAGCCACGTCCTGAAGCAGCGGATTCTGAGCACGGTCAGAAGTCGCCGCCTGGCTCACGCCGTTAAAGCCGATAGTGATGTAATCCAGCGCCTGACGCTTGATGATGGCGTTACGGATTCGGATTTGGAAATCCTGAAAACGCGCCCACAGGTCGAGTTTGTTGTACTTCAGGTGATAGTCGAAGTTCACCGGGTGGCAGAAATAGCGATATGCATCGAGCTTCGCGAAATCAGCGGTTTTACGCTCGACACCTCCGTCGGTGTCAGCGGTGCTGGCAATGGAGCCGGTCACATCGATGCCGACTTTCTCTTCGGTCAGCTCGGAAACGGTCACCATGTTGATGAGCTTCAGGAAGCTGGACGACTGCTGAATTTTGTCAAACAGGGTCTGAGTGACCGACGGCTCGACAGTGAATTTTTTGTCGAGGTCGCTGGCCTCGATGCCGTTCAGTTCGGCGATACGGCTCAGATATTTATTGAATTGAAAACGGGTTTCTTTACGCATGGGTTATGTGTTCCTTCGGGTTTATCAGGGGTTAGCAGTCGGTCAGCGTGGAGCCCGCCGAATCACCGTCGCCACCGGCGCTTAACTTGCGGCGCGGTTGCGTTTTGTCTTCGGTGTTTTCCAGCGTGTTTTTGATGGTGCTGAATTGCTGCGTGGTGGCTGCGGCCTGTTCGTTCAGCGCTTTTTTGACGGCAGCGACATCACTTTCAAGCTGGCTGAAACGCACCTCAGCGCTTTCGCCGCCGGTCTGCACCTGCACGGCGATGGCGGTCACGGCTTCGTGCACGTCACCGAATCGCGCATCGTCGTCAGCCTGTTTACGGCTGAAGATGCCTTTCACGGTGTCGCTGATTTTGGTCAGCAGGTTGTCGGGCAGGTCTTCGAATTCCAGCTCGGCAAGGGTTGCCACTGAGAACAGGTCGCCCGGCTGGTCTTTCTTACCGGCCAGTGGGTTTTGTTGTACGCGGGAGCAGAATTGCAGGTATTCGGTACCGAGGCTTGCCGGGTCATCGGTTACCGCCAGCCCGATGAGGTGACATTTGCCGGTATTGGCAAAGTTCGGGCGAATTTCCATCGAGGTGTAAACCTTCTGGCCTTTCGCCAGCATCGCGAGCAGGTTGTCGAGCGGGGCAATTTTGCCGAACAGCGCCAGCTTGCCGTTGAGTGCCGAGTCGTCGTCGATCACTTGCGCTTTCACTTCCGTGACATCGCCATAGCGGCAAAACGGGCTGTCGGGAATAACGCTGCGGATATGCTCGAGGTTAATGCGACAGCCGTAGACGCGCGGGTCAAAGCCGTCGGCCATGTCCTGAATATCGGTCGCACTGATGACGCGACCGTCGCAGGTGTCACCCTCGACGCCGATGCGAAACCATTTCGAATTTTTTTTAGCCATGAGTCAGGTGTCCTGAGTTGGGTTATCGGGTCGGTTGTAGTTTCCCGACTCAGCCGCTCACCAGCCACCGGTTACAGAAGTGCAACCCCTGACACAACAGGGGGTTAGCGATTCATCCCCCCTGAATCTTTAGCCTTGCCGTGTACTCATCACGGCGAGGTTTTATGACCACTACAACCGACACATCACTACTCAACGATCCGCGACGACAGGCCGCGCTTTTGTTCTGGCAGGGCTATTCCGTGCCACAAATCGCGGAACAGTTGCAGGTCAAGCGCCCCACGGTGCAGAGCTGGAAGCAGCGCGATAAATGGGAAAAAACCGCACCGTTAAACCGGGTCGAGTTCACGCTCGAGGCTCGGCTGATTCAGCTCTATGCAAAGCCTGACCTGACGGCTCATGACTTTAAGGTCGCGGATTTTCTGGCGCGCCAGATGGAACGCCTCGCGCGGGTCAGTCGTTACGGTCAGACAGGTAACGCAGCGGATTTAAACCCGAACGTGGCCAACCGCAACAAAGGGGAAAAGAAGAAGCCGAAAAAGAACTTTTTCAGCGAAGAGGCTATCGACAAGCTCGAAGAGATTTTCCTCGACCAGTCTTTCGACTATCAGCTCGAGTGGTGGCGCGCGGGGCTGGCGCACCGTATCAGGCACATCCTGAAATCACGACAGATTGGAGCGACATTCTACTTTGCGCGAGAGGCGCTGTTACAGGCGCTGAAGACCGGCCACAACCAGATATTTTTATCGGCCAGTAAGACACAGGCCTATGTATTTCGAAAATACATCATCGCCTTTGCCCGACTGGCTGGCGTCGAGCTCACCGGCGACCCGATTGTGCTCGGCAACAATGGCGCGGAGCTGATGTTTCTCGGCACCAATGCCAACACGGCGCAGAGCCACAACGGCGACCTGTATGTCGATGAAATTTTCTGGATCCCCAACTTCCAGAAGCTGAAGCGCGTTGCCGGTGGCATGTCTTCACAGGAGCATTTGCGCACGACCTATTTTTCGACCCCCTCATCGCTGGCGCACGGTGCCTATCCGTTCTGGTCGGGTGAACAGTTCAACAAGGGACGCTCAGACAAGAGCGAGCGCGTCGATATCGATATCAGTCACGCAGCACTCGCGAAGGGTGTCGCTTGCCCGGACGGCCAGTGGCGGCAGATTGTCACCATCGAGGACGCACTCGCTAAAGGGTGCACACTGTTTAACATCGACACGCTGAAGCGCGAGAACAGCGTCGATGAGTTCCGTAATCTGTTTATGTGCGAGTTCGTCGACGATAAAGCGTCGGTATTCCCGTTCGAAGAGCTGCAACGCTGCATGGTCGACAGCCTCGAGAAATGGGAGGACTACACGCCATTTGCCGACCGGCCTTTCGGTCACCGCCCGGTGTGGATTGGTTACGACCCGTCATTACGCGGCGACAGCGCCGGGTGCGTCGTCATCGCGCCGCCAGTCGTCGCCGGTGGACGATTCCGAATCCTCGAGCGCCATCAGTGGAAAGGGATGGATTTTGCTCAACAGGCCGAATCCATTCGCGAGCTCACGCAGAAATATACCGTCGAATACATCGGCATCGATGCGACCGGGCTCGGACAGGGCGTTTTCCAGTTAGTGCGCTCATTCTACCCGGCAGCGCGTGAAATCCGCTACACGCCGGAAATGAAAACCGCAATGGTGCTGAAAGCCAAAGACACCATTCGCCGCGGTTGCCTCGAGTACGACGTCAGCGCGACCGATATCACGCAGTCGTTTATGTCTATCCGCAAAACCATGACCAGCAGCGGGCGCAGCTCGACCTATGAGGCCAGCCGCACCGAGGAAGCCAG